TGCAGAAACACCCCTTGATCGCGGTCATCGCCCAGAACAAGATTCTACTCTCGCAGATGAGCAAGGAGTTCGGCATGACCCCCGCGTCTAGGGCCAAGGTGAGCACCGCTCCCCAAGAGAAGAAGGTCAGCGAGTTTGCAATGGACTAAACCCATGATCGACCAAGATAAGTTCCCTCTGTGCGCAAAGGCACACAAATACGCCGAGGATGTAATTGATCTGCGGATACCAGCCTGCAAGTGGGTGCGCCTCGCCTGCGAGCGGTATTTACGGGATTTGGAGCGCGCCCAAGCAGGCGTATTTAAGTTCAAATACGAGCCGGAAAAGGCGGAAAAAGTGATGCGTTTCGCGGAAAAACTGCCTCACACCAAGGGTAAATGGGCACGAAAGGACATAAAATCGGGCAGATCCCAGCGACTCGCACTTGAGCCGTGGCAATGCTTCATTCTGGCCAACACCTTCGGCTGGGTTCACAAGGAGACTGGTTTTCGCAGGTTCAATGCGGTAAGTATCTACGTCCCGAGGAAAAACGGGAAAAGTTTTCTTTCCTGCGTGATCGGCTGGTGGATGTTTGCCCGCGATGGTGAGCCAGGGGCGGAAGTATACTGCGGCGCTACCTCTGAGGCGCAGGCGTGGGAGGTATTTCGGCCAGCTAGGCAGATGGGTATCATGGAGCCCGAGCTGCCCGAGGCGCTGGGCGTGAAGATCTACGGTCAGACGATGGTTCGCCCATCCGACGGCTCGCGGTTTGAACCCGTGATTGGTAAGCCTGGCGATGGCTCCAGCCCCCACTGCGCCATCGTCGACGAGTATCACGAGCACGCCGACCCTTCGATGGTGGACACTATGCGGACGGGCATGGGTGCGCGCGAGCAGCCGATCCTCCTCATCATCTCGACCGCTGGTAGCAACCTCGCAGGACCATGCCGCGAGGACTGGCGGAACTGCGAGAAGCTCCTCGACGGCGCGTTCGATGACGAGCGGCACTTCGCCATGATCTTCACAATTGATATTGACCCGCATAGGATAGTAGTCCAGTCATCTCGTGTCGCAGAAACAATTGGACGACTATGCAAAACACAAAATGTAAAAACCATCCAGATAAACGAGCAATTGCTCTCCATCTTTGCAGCGCATGCTACACAAGGGAGCGAAGGAATAGAGCCGGATCATTCTGCATTAACCACCCCGATAAACCCGCCAGGTCTGGTAACCTATGCGGATCATGCTACGAGCGAAAACTCCTCGAAAAGTATCCAGATAGGAGGGATAGAAAACTACAAAAACAAGCAGAGTGGGTTAAAGCCAACCCCCAAAAGGTCGCAGCAGCTCAGAGAAAGTGGAGACAACGTAACCCCGAGGCCCACTTACAAAGCCGTAGGAGATATAAATACGGATTGGATGCGGGTAGATTTAACGAACTCGCAAGCGCGCAAAAGCATAGCTGCGCAATTTGCCTTAGACCTGAACCCCTTTGCGTGGATCACTGCCATGATACTGGGAGAGTCAGGGGGTTGCTATGCCGCCAATGCAATAGCGCCATCGGTTTTCTCGGAGATACTGCGGAGGCTATTGGACGAGCTTATCGGTATCTTGCCGAATTTGAGAGGGTGGACAAACAAGCTAGACCAGTATGCGCTAGAGTTTGATCCACCGGACTGGACATCGGAGGAGGCGCTGAAAATGGCCAACCCGAACTGGGGCGTGTCGATCAACCCCGACATGATTCTGCCCGCGCAGCAGGAGGCGATCCGCGATGCCGCCAAGCAGGCGATCTTCAAGACCAAGCACCTCGACTTATGGGTAAATTCCAGCAACGGGTGGGTGAATATGCAGAAGTGGAACGCCTGCGCCCGCCCCGACCTCAAGCTGGAGGACTTCGCGGGCCGCGAGTGCTGGATCGGCATCGACGCCGCTGCCAAGGTTGACGTTTTCAGCATGGTCGCGGTGTTCGAGCACGACGGAGGCATCGCCGTCTTCTCCCGCCACTTCATGCCCGAGGACACCGTGGCCAAGCCCGAGAATGCGCACATGCGCAAATGGGTGGCGCAGGGTCACATGACCCAGACCGAGGGCGCACGCACCGACCAACGCCACATCGAGACGGTGCTGCGCGAGTGGAGCGAGAAGTTCTACATCCAAGAGGTCGCCTATGACCCCAAGGAGATCAGCTACCTCATGAACCAAGTCCGCGATTGGGCGGGGTTCCCGTGCATCGAGATTAACCAAGGCCCCGCGCTCATGTCCGAGCCCACCAAGGAGCTGGAGGCCAAGATCCAGACGGGGAAGCTGTACCACAACGGCGACCCCGTGCTGACATGGATGGCCAGCAACGCGATCCTCAAGACGGCTCGGGGCGGCGGCGCGGTGAAGTACCAGATGCTCGGCAAGGAGAGGGGTGAGAACAAAATAGACGGCATCGTGGCCTTGGTGATGGCAATCAGCAGGCAGATGAACTCGAACGGGAGCAGCGCGGGCATGAGCTTCGGCTAATCTTGACAGGCCAAGCAAAGTTAGGCATGGCTAAGTTTAATGGCCCTAGCCCAACCTAAACCGTTCGACCGCCGCGTCGAGATCCTGACGCCGACCACGGCGCGGGACGCGGCGGGCGGTTCAGTCGAGACGTACACCACGCTCAAGACCGTGTGGTGCCGCCGCGAGGACACAGGCGGGCGCGAGGTGCGCACCAGCGACTCCCTGCGCGGCGAGGCCGACGCGGTGTTCACGATCCGCTGGTTCTCGGGGCTCTTGTCCACGATGCGCCTGTACTGCGAGAACCGCGAGTACGACATCACCAGCCCACCCGAGGAAATGGGTCGCCGACAGTTCTGGCGGATCTCCGCGTCTGAGCGCGAAGGCCAAGCATGAGCTTCGAGTCCACAATCCTCGGCTACCTGACCGCCAACAGTGGTGTCACTGACCTGTGCCCCGACGCACGGATATTTTTCAACAACGTCAGCCGCAAGATCACCGCCCCGTTCATCTTCGCGCAACGGGTGAGCACCAACCCCGCCAACACGTTCGACCAAGGGCAGGGCAAGGCGTCCCGACTGGACAACGTCCAGCTCCAAGTCACATCGTACAGCCGCACGCTGGATGCCAGCCTTGCCATGTCTGCGGCCATTCGCGTGTGCATGGAGGCTCTGGTGGCTCCACGGTGTATGATGACCGACCAGCGCCCGGGGTACGACGACTTCTCGGATCTACACGGGCAAATCATGACGTTCTCCTGCTGGTACAACGCCGCTACTGGCACGACCGCCCCGATTGCCCCGAGCGTGCCGCAGCAGTTCCACAGCTTCGAGACCGTGGCGCAGAACCACGCGGGGTACAACCTCGTGAATACCACATTCACTGAAAACGTTAGCTTGGTGAAGACTTTCGTAACCGATACGGGGGCCACGATCATCTCGACGCTGCTTTTTAACCCCCTGACTGGCCTGCCCGCCACCAAGACGCTCTCTGGCACGGGACTGCCGCATGGCATCGCCACGGTCTGCACCTACGACTTCACAGGCCGCGACATCCCCCTCAAGACATATAACTAATGGCCAACCAAACAATCACCGCCAACACGAGCTACGACGACGCGGCAATCGCTGGCCTCGCCAACGGTGAAAACGTGGCGTGCAACGGCGGCGTGCTCACGCTCGATTCCGATGTTCGCCACGCGCAACAGGCGGCGGTGGTCGGGTCAATGGACATCTCTGCCACGCTCGGCGGCGGAATCTTGATTGATGGCACGAAGGTCTGGCAAATCGAGTTCGACGCCCGCACGGGCAACGTTCCCGCGCTCGGTGTTTGCGGCGTGCAGAACTGCACGGGCGGCACCAGCGGCGCGACGGGCGAGTTTCTGGGCATCTGGGCCACCTACCCAGCGGCACCGCTCACCGCAGGCACCGCGATTCCGGCCAGCGGCCTCGTCAAGTTCCGCAGCAAGGTCGGCACGTTTTTAGACAACGAAGTCGTCACGCTGCCAGGCGGTGCGACGGTCACAATCAACAGCGCAACGGGCGGACGCCGTTCATGGATCGAGATTGCGGCGGAGGGCGGCAACAATCCCGCAATTCCGCGTCTCGGCTCGCTCGTTTGCCAAGGCGACTGGTTCGAGCTGGGCGTAACCAACGGAACGGACGATCAGACCTTTGACATCCCCGTTCTCGACTCGCTGCCCGCTTTTTGGATGGAGACATCGGTGGGCTCAGGCGTCTACGAGAAATGGCTGAACGCTGGATGCCGCTGGGGAACAACCACGCAGTTTGTGGCGACCGACCTGCGCGGAAAATACTTCGGCCAATGGCG